GCTTTCAATGCTGATATCAAAATAAGAAACTCATTCATCGATTCATTCCATGATTATGACATGAGCAAAATGGCTATAAGTGCTTGTGAAAATTCTAAAGAAGCTCTCAGAAAAGGTCTTGGATTCATTGGGTCTTGCTTCATAGGGATAATAGGCAATTTAGTGTGTCTTAAGCAGAGCAACATGATTTACAAATTTAGATCTAATCCTGAAAAGTTCTACAGAATTCCATTGGAGATGGGAGGAATAATCCGTGTTGATCCCTTGAGATGCTTATTTGGTGGTAAAATGTATCAGATGATCGAAAACTATACTGGAATATCCTGCTCAAGATTGTTTAAGCTTAGAGTAGAGGATAGACTAAGAGCACTAGAGTTGGTATCGAAGACTCATGTTATTCTCGAGCATTTTCGTTCAGATGAATTGGGATTTGTTGAGATAGATGAGCTTCAGAAGCAGGATGAGAGAATCAAGATAAAAGTGCCCAAATTCACTAGAAGCGGAATGATAACACTGACAAAAAGAGAGTCGAGAGAATCAAGAAGAGTAGAGGAACTAATATGCAAGCTTGATGAATCCACTTTAAAAACCTCTTATAGATTGTCTCCGTATCACTCAATATTTAGATCAATAATGACGATACCTAGCAGACTTGATGAGACTGTGAGTCATAGCTCAACGGCTTCTAGATTAGTGATGCCTCAAGTAGGAGTTGACACCAAGATATACAAAGGTAACTGCCCTATAATGAGAGAAAGATTTGGAAAAGAGAGATTCAGTAGAAATGAGCTCATAAAAGAAATAGATAAGTTCTTTGATAAGAAAATTGTTCTGGAAGAGACTGAAATAGATTATCATGGGTATATCATGAAACTAGAATCTGCCGACAATCTGATAAACTCTGATGTTCTAATATCAAGAATAAAGAGTATGGAAAATGAAATAAGAAATGTTAGTTCACTCATGATAAAAGGCTATAAGAATCATTTCACTGTTTGTTATTGCAACAGAAATCTTAAAAGAATAAAGGAAACGGTCGAATATTCTACAAAGAGAAAGATTGACACATTTCTTGATGATTGGAGTAGGGAGAATCTACCAGAATGCTTTGGAGGAAAATCAGGCGTTCGTCTTTATGATTATTTAACTGCTTATGAGTCATTGAAGCAATCAGTCAAAAAGATATGTATATCCGATATATGCATGAGCGTTCCAAGCA